TATAAAACCTTTGTTGACTGCATCATCGTCAGCAGTAGGTGTTGCTACATTCTTTAATCTTTTACTTTGTACGTCCCAGTGAAAATCTGCATTGTCTAATGAAATAACATCATTAGCATCATCAATTGCCTCTTGGGACATAAAGAAAGCTTGGTCTGAATCTGTATCTAAATCGTTTTCAGTTAAAACTGAACCTGAAACATAGTCAACTAACTTAGTTGTTTGACTGGTTGTACGTCTTATTTCAACAGCAGTTGTGCTCGCAGGCGCTACATCAAAGGTAAGAGTTGTTCCTGCGCCATCTAAACTATATGCTGTGACAGTTACACCTGCTACAGTTGTTGATAAATCGTCAACACTACGGTAACTAAAAGGTATAGCAAATGCTGCTGTACTGCCGTTTCCTGTATATCTTACAAATGAGTTTGCCATATTCTTCTAAAAGGGGTACTTTATTGTATCAACCGTTCTAGGTACGCTTTATTAGACTCATCAAACCTACCTTGTGTAAATTCCCCTCGTTTTATCATAGTTTCCTCTATTATTGGAAATTCTTTCATCATTTCAAATTTAGCCATTTTCTCCGCAAAATGAACATATTTTAATATTAAATTTTGTTGATAGTCTTTACCAGCTGTAGTTCCATCCGGCAATCTATACAGTTCACTCTTAGGATTTTCAATTAAACTTTCAACAATTTGTTTAATAGTTTGCTGTTTAAAATCATAATTTAATTTCACTGTCCCTGTGAGTTCTCTTAATCTATCATAAGCTGTTTGACCATTTTCTTTTCTAATCGTTCTCAAATCAATTTTAGATTTTATATCTACTTTAGCCGGTGGTATATATTTAAACTCTCTATCTTCATAAAATTGTCTTACTATGCTGCTCTTAGTTTCAGTCATAGCAAAAGGAGAAGACCAAATTCCTTCAGAACCTTTACTACTTATCCCAAATAGCCACCCTCTTTTTTTATCAACTGTTTCACCAAACATATTTCTTTTAGGCATAATGCCATCTTGATTGGCAAATGGTGCTAATTGAAGTAATCTATCATTTAACGTAAATAATTCTTTTTGAGAATCTTCACTAATTCTGGAAGCATACCTTAAAGCACCTGACAATGGTGTAACTTTTCCAATCCCTCTAGCAAGAATAGAACTTCCTAATCTTTCAGGAGAAGATGTTCTTGTAAAACTATCTCCTAAAAAGAAACTAGCTGTTTCAATAATATTTTTAGTATAGAATTTAGAAGTTAAATTTCTTGTTAATGAAGTTAAAACACCCATAGTTAACTCAGTCATAGAATTTTCTACTTCAGAAGGTAAATCTTCATTAAGACTTGTGAACTTGTCTAGTGTATCAAACAAATCAGCCATAATAAAAAATGGCATCATAACAGGGTCAAGCCTGTTTAATTGAATATATCTCCCATCCTCTGTTTTATAAGAGTAAGGCTGCCATCCTGTAGTGTTTTCTTTTTCAAGATTTTGTCTGTATTCTTTTGACCCACCACCTGTAATTTTACCTTGTGATACAGCAAAAAATGCACCAGTCCACAATAGCATCCCCATAGCAGTTCGCGCATTTGCTTCAGCTGCATTTTCAGGATTAATATATTTACCGTCTGCACCCTTCTTTAAAGCCTGTCTAGTGCTCACAATTAATTGTCTAGCAAAAGGTAACTGCTCAAAATTCCATTTAATTAAGTTAGATGGTGTATTAATAAAGTGTAATCCTAAAGCTCTAAGAGATGGATGTCTTGCGGTGACTGCTAAAACTGAAGCAGTTATTCCACCTTCCATTTTACCGGTGACAGGATTTTGAGTAAGAGCAGGTTGTGTAAAAGTTGTTTCTCGTGCATATAAAAGAGATGATGCTGACGCAGCATTATCAGGGTCGTTTGCCCATTCTGTGTTTATTTCATCAAATCTTTTTTTAAATTTATTCTTATCTAACATGGTTTCCCAATAGCCAGCACCAGTTTCTTCTCTAATTTTGGTATTAATATGAGATGCTTGACGAGCCTTATAAGTCATTATTTTAAAAAATTCATCAGTAGCACTTAAGACTCTCATGGGTAAAGTGACTGCTTTAGCTAAAGGATTAATAACAGCTTTTTGCAGGCCAGTCCCAACAGCCCCTAATGGAGTTGTCAATAATTTTCCTGAAGCTTCTATAAATCTTTGTAGTTGTCCTTGACGCATGCTGTTATCATATTTCATTGCTGTTGCATCAAACACACCTCTTCCTTCAATAAAACTTCTTTTAGCACCCTTTAAAGCTTCTTTGGTATAATGAAATTGATAAATGTAAGTATCAACAGCTTCCTTCATTAATTGATTGGCTCTTTTTTTATTGGTGGTACTCATAAAAGCGGCTCTCATTAACATAGTAGCAGGCTTCCATTGTGTTTGAACAAGTGAAGATATAAAGTTTACACCATGTGTATCAGGGGAAGACAATAAGTTGTTATTAATGTACTCAGCTGCTAGCTTCCACGGCTCTGCTTTTCTAGCATTTTGTAATGCTAAAATAACTTGGTCAGTGTCATCTAATTTAGCAATGGCTTTCCAAAATTCTTTAGGATTACCTTCTTTTAAAGACAGCATGTCAGGGTCTTCTGGTCTAATTTTTAACTCTGCAGCCCTAGTTTTATCTTTGTTGACTTGCATAAAACGCATCGCCCTAGCTACATTTTTAGTAATTTGTTTTTGATTAATTAAAATGTTGCCAGTAAGCTGCTGTCTTATGTTTAATTCTGTTAATATTTTAGCTTCATCTTCAGGAGTTAGATTGGCAGCGTGTAAATTATTAGCAAGTTTTATTATGTCATCACTTTCTTTAGCTAATAAATCTCCATGCGCTAATATTTCAGCATATAATAAATTATCTTCTTTTGCGCGTGATTTACCTAAAGCTAACACAGCGTCTGCATCTAAGCCTAAAATTCTTGCTTGTTGCTGTGCATACTGCTGAGTTACTTCATCATTAACATATTCACCTTTGCGAATTTTTTCATCTGCAAGGTTTTTTAAATAGCCTCTTACTTCCTTTGGAAATTTATAAAGATTAATCAGTTCTTCAGGTGGTCTACCTGTTCCATAAGTTTTTCTTAAATTAAGTATTTTTTCATCTAAAGTATTACCGGTTAATCTACTTTTATATTCAATCTCATTGATTTGAGTTTCATCTAAATTTTTATATAATTGTTCATTAGATTTTTCTATTGTTAAATCAGCAAACAATCTTTTCCCCGTAATGTCATCTCTTCCATATTCATGCAAATCTTTTAATTGTCTTATAGCTGTATTTTGAAATTGTCTTGCTCCTAATTTAAAACCACCATAAGCAAACGCTCCACCAAAAGCTGAACCAAAGCCAACACCAGCAGCAGTGGCGATACCCATTCTACCAAAACTAAATTCTTCTTGCAATCCTGTCTTTAATGCAGTTGTCTGTAACAAAGCGTCTTGTGCTAAGGTAACACCAGCAGAAATTTTAGCCTCTCTAATAGCACCTGCTTTAACTACTTGTCCTAATTGTTGTTTCGTAACTTCTTTAGCCATCTCCCGTATATGCTGCTTAGTAAGTTCTCCAGCAGCCTTACCTTTTAATGCTTCTTTTAAACCTTGTTTAAGAGCCGTTTTAGCCGCTGCACCGCCTAATCCAAAGGAAACTAAATTAACAGGGTCAGCAATCATAGCACCACCATTATCAATTAACCATTCCCCAAAGTTTCTATTAGGGTCATTCCAAAAAGAAGGTAAGTTAGAATAAGTATTTTGGATGTAAGCTAATTGTTTTTTTCTATCATCATCACCTGTTAGTGCATTAAAAACATCTTTAGTCATAGAGCCTGTGTTGTTATTAGCCCAAGACCTATCTTGATAAAAATATTCTATTAAATCAGCATGTCCCATCTCAGAGAATTTTTTATAACCTCTTAGAGTCATTTCAGTTTCCCCATCTCTATGCAAATAATAGTTTCTTAAAGTCTCAGAAAACTTTTCTGTTTGTATTTCTTCTAATGCAGTTTCTTCACTGTTTACATTAAATGTAATAGCGGAAGGTGCACTAGCGTTTGAAGAATCAGTGCTTTCTTGTTCTGGGGAATCACCACCATATTCTGGCAGTAGGGTAGGTGTAAAGGCTCTGCTTGGCATATTATTGTTGTGGTTGTCCTTCTACAAATTTGGCAATTACTGAATTAATTAATTCTAATGATGCTCTGTTTTCAGCTGCTAATGCAGTTGCATTTTTAGCTCCTTGACCAATTTTCTTAACTAGACCAAAATTATTTGCAATTTGAAACACTAAATTATTGTAATCTTTGTCTGGTATAGTAGCAAACACGTCACTAGTAAATCCTTCACCAAAGACATTTTTAATGTATTTTAATATTTTAGGTTTATTGACTTGCTCCAACAATTCCTTTTCAGTAATGGTAGTAAATCTAAGTGTGGCAAACTCATCTTTACCTGCTTTTTTAATATTAGAAGACAAGGTATCAATGTATTGACCTAGCGTCATTTCTCCACCACCAGCGTTAGGAGCACCTGTAAAATTTGGAACGGTAGTGTCAAGAATAGCTTGCCTTGCAGCTTCTTCTTCACGTTTTAAATCAATACTGGCCTCTTTACCTCTGCCCTTTGTAACTAACTCAGATAAAGAATTTGATGACGGGTCAGGTAATTTACTCCCAAGAGATGTTTTTTGTGGTGAAAACAAATCTAACGCTTGTTTTTTTAATTCTTTAGAAAGTTCATACCTATCTGTGTAAGTCAGGGGGCTTCCCTTTGCTTGTGCTTCTTCTTCTTTAAAAAGAATATTAGTTTCTATCCAAGCCAAAGCTTTGTCTGTAGGTATTAAATGAGTGTCTGCACCTGTCACTGCTTTTGGATATAATTGTTTCATGTTATTTAACACACTC